AGCGGTAGTAGTGCTAGTACTCATTTGTATACTATAGGAAAAAATTATGGCGGATGTTGATAAGGGTTTATACGAAGCTCCAAAAAGTATGGAAGAAATGGCTCAAGACGAGCCTGATTTAGAAATTGAAATTATAGACCCAGACGAAGTTAACATTAGTGTTGACGGTATGGAGATTAATATTGACCCAGACCGTATGGATGATGATGAGTTTAATCAAAACCTTGCTGAAGAAATTGATGATGATGATTTAGAAAAATTAGCAGATGATTTAATTGATGATTACACAGGTGATGTAAACTCAAGAAAAGATTGGTTAGATACTTACGTTGATGGCTTAGACCTTCTAGGTTTAAAACTAGAAGATAGAAGTGAACCGTGGGAAGGGGCTTGTAATGTCTATCACCCACTACTAACAGAAACTCTTGTCAAGTTTCAAGCAGAAACTATGACCGAAACATTTCCAGCAGCAGGTCCAGTAAAGACACAAATCATTGGTAAAGAAACTGAAGAGTGTAAAGATGCAGCAGCTCGTGTTCAAGAAAACATGAACTATCAGCTGACTGAGAAGATGACTGAGTATAGACCAGAGCATGAGAGAATGTTATGGGGTTTAGGTCTTGCAGGTAACGCATTTAAGAAAGTTTACTATGACCCTAGTTTAGAACGTCAAGTATCTATGTATGTTCCAGCTGAAGATATCGTTGTACCGTATGGTGCTTCGGATTTAGAAACAGCAGAACGTGTAACTCATGTTATGCGTAAGACAGGAAACGATTTACGTAAGTTGCAGGTTGGAGGATTCTATAGAGATATAGATTTAGGTGAACCGACTTACGACCTAGATGATGTAGAGAGAAAGATAGCTGAGAAGATGGGCTTTAGTGCAACTACTGATAGTCGTTTTAAAATATTAGAGATGCATGTTGACCTAGACTTAGAAGGCTATGAAGATAAAGATAAAGATGGGAAAGTTACAGGAATAGCTTTACCATATGTGGTAACTATAGAGAAAAGCACAAACACAGTTTTATCTATTAGGCGTAACTATAGTCAAGACGATAAGACTAAACAGAAACGCCAACACTTTGTTCACTATGGTTATGTCCCTGGTTTTGGTTTTTACCACTTTGGTTTAATACACTTAATAGGTGCGTTTGCTAAATCAGGTACTATGATATTAAGACAATTAGTTGATGCAGGTACACTATCTAATTTACCAGGCGGGTTTAAGTCTAGAGGACTTAGAATCAAAGGTGATGAAACACCAATATCTCCTGCTGAGTTTAGAGATGTAGATGTGCCATCAGGTAGCATCAGAGATAATATACTGCCACTCCCTTATAAAGAGCCAAGTCAAGTTCTTAATCAACTAATGAATCAAATTATTGATGAGGGTAGAAGATTTGCTAGTGCAGCTGATTTAAAAGTATCTGATATGTCAGCTAATGCTCCTGTAGGAACAACACTTGCTATCTTAGAAAGAACACTAAAAGTTATGTCTGCGGTGCAAAGTCGTATTCACTATGCTATGCGACAAGAGTTTAGATTACTCAAAGGTATCATTAGAGATTTTACTCCTGCTGATTACGCATACACACCTGAAACAGGGTCAAGAATGGCTAAACAAAGTGATTACGATAAGGTAGAAGTTATACCTGTCAGTGACCCTAATGCTGCAACTATGTCACAAAAAGTAGTTCAGTATCAAGCGGTTATGCAGTTAGCACAACAGAATCCAGATATCTACGACATGATAGAACTTAACCGTCAGATGTTAGATGTGTTAGGTGTTAAGAACGCAGAAAAACTAATACCACAGAAAGATAATATGAAACCTATGGACCCTGTTACAGAGAACATGAATATTATTAATGGTAAACCTGTGAAAGCATTTATTTATCAAGACCACGAAGCACATATCAAAGCTCATTTAGCATTTATCAATGACCCCAAAATAAGAGAACTTATAGGGCAGAGTCCTAATGCTAATAAAATATTTGCAGCTATGGAAGCACATATTGCAGAACATATTGCCTTTGCATATAGAAACAAAATTGAAGAAGAGCTTGGAGCTCCTCTACCACCGCCAGGTGAACCATTACCTGAAGATGTGGAAGTTGAACTATCTAGACTTATTGCTAAATCAGCCGACCAGCTACTACAGAAAAATACAGCTGAAGCTAAACAACAAGAGATTGCTCAACAACAGCAAGACCCATTAATACAAATGCAACAACAAGAGCTTCAAATTAAACAAATGGAAGCTCAAGCAAAAGCTAAGAAAATGACAGATGATGCTGCTATTGATGCAGCAAGACTCCAGCTAGAAAAAGCAAAAATAGAGTCGCAAGAAAGAATCGCTGGTGCCAAGATTGGTGCTGACGCAGTCAACCAACAAAAAGAGTTGGATGCAAAAGAATTTATGGAAGGCACTAAATTAGGTGCTGAAGCCGTAAAGCAACAGAAGGAACGTAACAATACGCAAACTTAAAAACAGGAGAGAGAAATGGACGAAACGTTAAAAGTTCTCGCTAATCAATTAGGCGAGGAAGAGCAACGCATGAAAGACGATATGGCACAAGGTAGAGCCGAAGAGTACGCACAATACATGCACGCATGTGGTGTTATCAGAGGCTTTCAAATAGCTCAAGGTCTTATTGCTTCTATGATGAGAAATATGGAGGAAGACGATGAGTGAAATACAAACCCCAACTAAAGAAATAGTATCTGCATCTGGTGCACCTATAAATCCACCAAAAGTAGATACACAAGAAACTAAACCCACTCAGTTACCTGATGTTCAAGGCTATCGCATATTATGCATGGTTCCGCAGGTAGATGAAGCATACGATAGTGGGTTAATCAAATCAGATAAAACTAGAAATATTGAAGAACATTCAACAGTAGTTTTATTTGTAATGAAGCTAGGAGATATGTGTTATTTAGATGAAGACAGATTTCCTACAGGTCCTTGGTGTAAAGAAGGAGACTTTATTATAGCTAGGGCATATTCTGGAACTCGAATCAAAATACATGGACAAGAGTTTCGCATTATTAATGACGACACAGTAGAAGCTGTAGTGGATGACCCACGTGGCTACGAACGTGCATAACATGGAGAGCAAAGATGGCAAAGATAATCAATGAAATTCCTGATGAGTTAGAAATGGAGGGAGAGGAAGTTGAGGTAAAGGCTAGTGAAGCTGAAAAGGTTGCTTCTGAGGAGAAGACAGGTGACGTTGAAGTTGCTGAAAAAGCTCCTAAAAAAGAAGCTGAACCTGAACAGTTGGAGTTAGATTTCGATATTGAGATTGAAGATGATACTCCTAAAGCTGATAGAAACAGAGACCCTTTACCTGAGAATATTAAAGAAGAGCTTGAAGCTGATACTTTAGATGAATATTCAGATAGAGTAAAAAACAGAATGGCTCAACTTAAGAAAGCTTGGCATGACGAAAGGCGTGAAAAAGAAGCTTCTGTTAGACGTGAAAAAGAGGCGGAAAGAGTTGCTGCACTTCAAATGCAAGAAAATAAAAAGCTTAAAGAAACACTTTCAACAGGAGAAGAAGACTATCTTAAAACTCTTCAAGAGAAATATACAAGCGATTTAGCGATTGCTCAAAGAGAGTATAAAGAAGCTTATGATGCGGGTGATAGTGAAAAGTTAGTGGAAGCTCAAACTAAAATGAATGAAGCTCAATACAAACTGGGACAAGCTCAAGATAGAAAGCCTCAATTTACTAAAGAAACTTTACAAACTGAAACAAATGCGGTATCTTCAGAGCAAGAAACAGTTAGACCAACAGCTCCACAGCCAGATGCAAAAGCTCTTGCTTGGCAAGAGAAAAACAAATGGTTTGGACAGGACGAAGAAATGACTTCATTGGCATTAGGACTGCATGAGAAATTAGTTAGGAATGGGGTAGACCCATCGTCTGACGAATATTATCGTAGTATTGATAGTACTATGCAAAAACGATTCCCAGAAAATTTTGGGACTGATACGTTGGAAGAGGCTAAACCTGCCCAACGCAAACCTTCAACTGTAGTTGCTCCAGCAACAAGGTCAACTGGCCCTAAAAAGGTTAGATTGACAAAAACACAGTTAGCTTTAGCAAAGAAATTCAAGCTAACACCAGAGCAATATGCACGCGAATTAATTAAAACGGAGAATACAAATGGATAATAAAGCTAAAAGTCGTACAAGTAGAGAAGCAGTAACTCGTGAAGATACTGACGTTCGAAACAAAGTATGGGAACCTCGTTCAACATTACCAGAAATCAAGCATGAAGCTGGCTGGGCGTATCGTTGGGTTCGAGTATCCTTGGTGAATGAAGCTGACAATCTAAATGTGTCCTCACGTATGCGTGAAGGCTGGGAGCCTGTGAAACATTCAGACCACCCAGAAGTAAATTTACCAGCAGACCCTAACTCAAGATTCAAGGACGGTATAGAGGTTGGTGGACTGCTATTATGTAAAATGCCACAGGAAATGGTAGACCAGAGAAATGAATATTACAGGGAAAAAGCTAAAGCTCAAGAGCAGGCTGTAGATAACAACCTAATGAGACAGAATGACCCTAGAATGCCGTTATTCTCTGATAAAAAATCTACTACTTCTAAAGGTAAAAGATAATTTTTTAAGGAGATATTATTATGGCATCAACAGCCGCACCTTACGGTCTAAAACCCGTAAATTTGATTGGTGGACAGCCTTATGCTGGTTCTACTCGTCAAATTAAAATAGCGTCTGGGTATGACACAAACATCTTCAACGGAAGCGTTGTATCTATCGTTACAGCAGGAACACTTGAGATAGTAACCACTGTTGGTTCTAACTCTTCAGTTTTCCCTGCAGGAACAGTAGGAGTATTCGTTGGATGTTCGTATACAGACCCAAACTCAAAACAAAAGGTTTTCGCTCAATATTTTCCAGCAAACACAGTAGCATCTGATGCTGTTGGATATGTTGTCGATGACCCTGATGTAGTATTTCAAATACAAGCTGATGCATCTATTGCCCAAGCTGGTCTTGGTGCAAATGCTCCATTAGCTGCAGTACAATCTACATCAACTGGTTCAACTGTGACAGGTAACTCTACAACTGCATTGGATGCAACAGTAGCGACTACTACACAGGCTTTCAGAATTGTTGATTTCGTTGACTCACCTAAATCATCTGTAGGCGATGCGTTTACTGATGTATTAGTGAAGTTTAATGTTGCTCAACATTCTTACACTAACGCAACAGGTATATAAAGGAGAATAAAACATGGCAATTTCAAGAGCTCAGTTATTAAAAGAGTTGCTCCCAGGCCTTAATGCTTTATTCGGAATGGAATACAGTCGTTATGGAGAAGAGCACGCTGAAATCTACGAGTCTGAAACATCAGAACGTAGTTTCGAAGAAGAAACAAAACTATCTGGCTTTGCTGGAGCCCCTGTCAAGGATGAGGGTGCCGCTATCGCTTATGACAATGCTCAAGAAGCGTTCACAGCTAGATACAATCACGAAACCATAGCTTTAGGTTTCTCACTAACAGAAGAAGCTGTAGAGGATAACCTTTACGATACTTTATCTGCGAGATACACAAAAGCTTTAGCACGTTCAATGGCTAACACAAAACAAGTGAAAGCTGCGAACATTCTAAACAATGGTTTCTCGGATGCAAATGGTGGAGATGGTAAATCATTATTCGCTACAGACCATCCATTAGTATCAGGTGGTACAAACAACAACACTCAAACAACAGCTGCTGACTTAAACGAGTCATCATTAGAAAATGCGGTTATTCAAATAGCTGCGTGGACTGATGAAAGAGGTTTATTGATTGCTGCTAAGCCACGTAAACTAATCATCCCACCAGCGTTACAATTCGTTGCAACAAGATTATTAGAGACTGACCAAAGAGTAGGTACAGCTGATAATGACCTTAACGCATTGAAAAACAACGGTGCAATTCCTGAAGGATATACTATCAATCATTACTTAACTGATACTGATGGTTATTTCCTAACAACTGATGTACCAAATGGTATGA